AGTATTCTTGAACCAAAAGGGATCATAACAGCCAGTAATAGAAGTGCCATCATAGGTCAAGGCTATGGGCTCACTCAAGAGAGATTAGACAATAGCTTACTCACCACCTGTACCCTCGATCCTACTCGGCGTGGCCTCGGGTGGTGTTCAGCATCCTCCTGGCACCATTCATAACCTGAATTAGTGCCTCAGCATCTACGTGGTCCCAGTCAGAATCACGCAGGGCCTCGTACACCCGCTCCTTGGCAAATCGATCTTTAGGAGATGTGTACTCAAGCTCACGCTGATCATCAGAGGAATAATCACTCTCATCACTACCATCATCAGGTTTGTCTTGCCAGCTGCTAGCCATGATGAGCAGATTGAATCTATAATGATGGCCATTCAGAAGAGATTCAATCTGCTCATCATGGCTAGCAGCTGGCAAGACAAACCTGACTGACAGGTAATCAGAAAGGGGAGTAGCCAGAGACATGGCTTGAGCCCAAAAGCCGGTTGGAACTCTTCCCACTGCTGACAACAACATCATTCGCCAAAGTGGCAAATGGTTGGCCAGTGGTAAACCCGCCTCTGAGGAAGCTTTATTAACCCCGACTGAATAGACCAATAGGAGAGAAGAAGAGGGTATGTCAATCATGTTAGCTTGGCACTCCTGGTGGCTTGTGGACTGTGGCTTTGAAAGTGCGACCGCATTGGCTTTGTTGAGAGTGACCTGCAATGGTGGGGTAATGGAGGAACCCCCAGCAACGTACGCACCAGGCGCATAGGGCCACATTTCTGTCACTGTATGTCGAGGGAGGTCCCGCGTAGTTCGAACCAGCCATACAGCACAGGAAAAAGGTGCAGACTCGGTCCCCCAGTTGTCTGCAGCATAGGCAATAACCTGACCAATTGAATCTGGGGTGCGGCGCCAGTGCAAGGAAATGCCAGTATTCTTGAACCAAAAGGGATCATAACAGCCAGTAATAGAAGTGCCATCATAGGTCAAGGCTATGGGCTCACTCAAGAGATAAGCTGATGAAGCGTAGGAGACACGTGAACCTCTCTTCAAGAGGAATGGATAGTCATCGGCACTCCTACGCAGGTGCCCCTTAAGGACACTATCAAGCATATCTCTATATTGTACAAAAAACACAGGGGTGCCCCGTGCCGTGAGCACAACCTTGCTGCCAGGTGGTGGAGGGTGCTCCGCCGGTGTCAAGGGGTAGGGAGTATACGAGGTTTGGTAAGTTGGAACCCCCACCCCAGGCCCCACGTTGGGGGCATTCATCTGTGTGACAGTAAGAGTGGTGTTCGCGGACTGCGATTCCATCCGTTCTGCCATCACCGGTTTGCCATTTTGAGCATCTGCCAAAGATGCAAATACCTGATAGCGGACAGGTGCATTAGAACCCGCCCGTCCAGCAATCTTCTTGACAAACCACCACGCACCCTTAATGAGCCAACCAAAAGGGACAGGCGCTATGCTAGAAGCCAGCCCAGCACCCTCATCAACAACCTGCCAGATTGTTTCGCCAATTGTTCCCTCTGGTGGAGCATTACGCTCATATTGCTCACCCATGAAGTGTACCATTCTGGTGCCCGGCTGCAATGTCATGGTCAAGATACCATCATCACCAACAGCCATAGAGGGGGCCTTATCCCCCGTCATCTCTTCAGTCTTCCTGTCCAGGGTCCCAAGAGCTGGCTTGGAATTGTAGTTGGTAAACTCCCATCTTCCCTCGACCTCAACTATAAAGAGGTCTCCAGCCCAAGCGCGGTCCTGATATGTGGATGTACTCCTGCCAAGGCCATGTATCTCCAGCATAGGGCCACACGACTGACCTCCTTCCTCGTTGGTGTCCGTCATCCACCACGTCTGCCGAGGACCGGCAAGGTCACCTCTCTGAAGACGCCATGACTGGGAACGACCAACCGGAACATCAAGATGTTTGCGGGCACCGAGCCCACCCCAGCTAGCATTCCCAGGTGACTGGGTAAGATTAAGAGAGGCTCTAAAAACTGACCCAGTGACAGCTGAAGACCCCACGAGGGGAGTAAAGCGAACACTCAAGCTGGCTAATCTCCACAGCCCCCACTGCGCTGCAGCTGCCTGCAGCGGACCGAAGTTTGTCCCATCATTAGGCTCCTTCATCAAGGCTGGGTGTAGAAAAGTGGCCACTTGGAGCTCAGGCCCCTGGTCTTTGTTCGGACCAATCTTACCGATAGTTGCAGAAACATGGACAGAAAAACGAGAACGTGGACCCTCTAATCCCTCCTTTTTCAGTTTTCGCTTCACATCCCTGTCCACAGTCTGGTTGATCTTGCCGTTGTTGTTCTTGTTGCCATTCTTGGGCATGTGACGGCCCTTCTTGTGCCAGCGCTTCGAGGGCCGATTCTGGCGCTGGTTGGTGTTTTTTGCCTCCTTCACTATCTCCTTAGCCACCTCCTTAATGGTGGTCTTAGCCTTAGCCGCTGCTTGGGCGTTCCCCGCCATAGCGCTGCTTTGGTCCTCCCCTCCAAAGCGCATCAAGCATCCTGTCACTGAATAAAAAGGGTTCCTCACCCCCTTTACAGCGTATGTGTCGTGCTAAGACTTCAAGAGCCACACATATGTACTTCTTGAAGCTATGTTCATCGTCTAAGTTGTGGCATAGGATCTTGTAGCAAAGGAGTTTCCCATAGAGGGCATCAATGTCACTCAATTTTTTACATGGCTTAACCAGTGCTGCTAACAATTTATCACAATCAGTTGGGACTGGATCTAAATCATCATTGATAGTAAAACCACAGAATGAGAGACCTACCGGGGTATGGCTGACTCTCACCTTCTCAGGCTTGACCCACATTCCAAACACATCCTTATACATTGAGACAACACGCTCAATGTAATCATCCGGGACTGATGGGAAGGTAGTTAGCCTATCGTCCCCATAAACAAGGGAGTCCACACGCTCCCAGTCCTCACAAAGCTCTTCGGCTGTCTTACCTGGGTGTATGTAAGCATATTCAAAAGCCTGAAGGAAGACATTCACTATGTTATTATCCATCGTTGTTGAAATTTGGCCGGATGGATTACCCCGATCTTGGATCACCACCTCACCGGAAGGCATTAGGACATACCTGTGGAAGATGTTTCTACAGTACCAATCATATACACCCCTGAAAAGTGGTGTCTGGTATTGCTCATCCAATTTAGAAAAACGGAAGTCTTTCACATGTTTAAAGACTTCCAATGGTATAGTCCCATCATAGCGTGTCCAGTCAAATTCTATATAGTATCTGTTTCCTTTGCCCATCAATCTAGATATGCGATCACGGAAACCCCCAAAAAAGGGGGTCCATCCACATTGCCCCATTCGGGTTTTTGTATGGGACTTCATGAGGGCATTCTGATGTTCCTCAAAGCAACAACCCACACGGGCAAAAATGGGGTCAGCACATACGATCTGACGTATGTCTGATTCCTCAATTTTCCGCTGCTTGAGTATTTCTTTCTTTAGGAATAGATACCATAGGACATCTGGACGATCACCCTCCAGCAGCTTCTGGTATTGTCTAACATAGTCCTGATAGCCTCTTTCCTTGAGATAATCCATTTCAGTCTTCCAATATAGTGTCTTAGGAAAAGCAGGTGTAGAATCAGCATTCTTAGATGTTGATGTTATGTCAATAACAACTGAGCCTTCCAGGAAATTAAATTCCCGATGCATAACCCTTGTGGCAAAATTCCATTCTCGTTGATAACTTTCTTTAATGGACATACACGGCTCAGCATAAAAGAATTTTTCAAATGACTTCCTATATGCATCTGGCCCCCACACAGATGGTCCATACTGTAGGTCCTCATCAACTGGTGGCAAAAGGTTTAAAAGATCATCTATGGGTTCATCCCAATCAGATATGGGTCTATCAATTTGGATATGGCCAACAACCTCCACATTTGGTGGCGCTAGGAACCGTTCTCGTGGGTCCTGCAAATACTTGCGCCACGCGCCTAAACACATATCCTCATAGCTTATTGGGGCCCCTTGGGGCCCCTCTTCAAGTTTTTTGGCTTCTGTTTCTTCCTCTGGGTAAAAGGTATCAGGCCATTCTTCCAAAACAGGTGATTGAGGTTGTACCACATGGTATTAAGGTCCTCCAGGATCGCCCTAGTATCAACATTCTGGACCCATTTATTCTTCTCAACATTAGCTCTAATGACAGCTTCAAGGTGCTCCCTATAGTCAGCAAGCTCTTTTGCAAACTGCCTAGCCTCAAATTCAGTGATGAGATAGTAGTCCAGCCCATACTTATCCCTCAGGTGTATAGGCAGCGTGTCAGCCAACACGTCTTCCTTAATTGGCTCACATTCTGTCCAGGCTGATTGTCCGAACCACTCCTTCTCAATCTCATCATCTGAATCATGATCAGACCAATCAGGATAGGCATCTTCGACTTCATCATCATCGCCATACTCCATAGCCTCCCTAATGGCATCGGCCATGTTCCGAAGCTGTTCTTTAGTGAAGCCCTTTTCAAGGAGGTCCTTATACTCCTCTTCAGTGAATGCCTTACGGAGCTTCCTCCCACGGTATCCCATCAAGCGGCGTTTGGCTTTGGTTTTACCTTTGGCTTGAACAAATGTTTCATTCACTAATTCCTGGCGGAGTATCTGCATTTCACGGGAAACTGCCGCACGTACCAAATCAACTATATCGTTGACGCTAGAATTCTGGCTATGAGCTGCCAGTGCGGCTTCAAGATTTTTTATTTTCTCCTCAAGCTCAGCTTCCCGCACATTCTTCTTTGGCTGGGGGAAGTCGTCATTTGTGATGATTACAGCCCCACCAGTGAAGCCTGTATTGGTCTGATGTACGCCAAGGATCCTTCCGTCAACATTCGTTACCGGCGAGCCACTCATGCCATTTTTGGTGTGCACAGCATAGGTCATGTTTGACCCAACCACAACACCTTCTGACACTGACACAGCTAAGACGCCACCATCATCCAAAGAGGTGATTACCACCGGCCCATCCTCGACTTTCTTAGCTAGCTTGTACGTGGGCAACTCTTGACACTCCTGTGGTAATGTTAAATAGGCCACATCTTTCTGTGGATGTTTATAGATGACTTTTGTGAATGCTTGGACACCACCCCACACAATCCGCACAGTCTCTTCATTCCCTACAACATGTGCTGCGGTCACTATGTAACTACGCAGCCTAAAGCCAGTACCTGTCCCTTCCTTGGTATCCACCACAACTACACCATTTGGTATAACCCTGGCAGTTGGGGATATCCCAGTGCGGACTTTCTGGTTGAAGGGATTTAAAACTTTACTAACCTTGGTTATCCATGATGGGTGGGCGTACTTGACTTCTTGCACTTTCCCGTCAGGACCCTTGATCTCAACCTTTTCAGCCAAGATGTACGTTGTGACACGCATAATCCTGTATAATACCAGCACCATCACACAGAGCCAATTGGGTGCATGCGTGATGTGGGCCACATGAGACGCTATGATTGTCGCAACGACAACAAAAGCGCCTCGTATCACTTGACTATAGCCATAGTCCGGCATGGCGACACAGGCTACTGACGCGGTAACTGCCAGAAATACTGACGTCAAGATTGCCATAGGCTGGTCAAATACATAAACCACCATGGATATCCACAAGGTGATGGTTGACACAACATCAAGGCTCGGTAGGGCCGACAGTGCAAATAGTTGCACTTTGGAGAGAGTTGCCAAAACAAGCGTTGCCAGCATGTAAGCAGGTCTCTCCGCATACAGAACATACACAAGCCCTATTACCGTTGCCAACACGTGCCAATCAACTGCATAGATCCAAGCATTCTTCACAAACTGTGGTGCCCCTGATTGGTGCCATGCGTTAGCAATTTTAAGCTTAACTTCTTGGAGCCAAATTTTGATGCCCTCTACTCGTGTCTGCTGTTCATCTGGGCGATCCCAAACCCAATGTACACAAGCCTGCGGCGCAGATGTATCTGATAGCTCCAGGTCCAAGCACTTGCCATAACGCTCTGCCTTGCAAGATGATATGAACAACATGCCCAGCAGCATTGAATATATTAGCCACTTCCAAACATTAAACTTGCGGAATTTGGGTGGCAACTGCTGTTGTAACCGGGCGTGCTCATGACGCTGCAGTTCAAGCTCTAGTTTCAAACTGGATATCTGGCGCTTTAGATCTTGGTTTTCTAGGTTTAGTCGTGCGTGGTCTCCACGAAGAACGCCGACTAAAGCCGTAGGTCGATGTACCTTAGGGTCAATCTCACACCATGTGTTAGCGCCTGGGACAAATGCATAAGTAACATACTGGTTACCATCGCATACACCAGATACAGCAATTGTCTTAACCTTCTTTGATGTGGGCATAACTGTGCCACTAGAAGAATCAACAACACTAATGTCGTGAAACTCAAAGCACAGTGGACCCCCATCGCCGAAAATGTCTTCCAATTTATCCTTTGAAAGTAGGTTGAGCTGCAGACCCCTACGTCTCGCACCCGGCGAGCCGAAGGATAGCACTGCGTCATAGGGATCATTAATATGCATGGCAGGCATGGCCCTGAGGGAACAGCCGAAGCCAAAAAGGCTATAGCTCCCTAA